TGGATTTTTATGTTTAAATTTTGTTTCATAAAATGACCTTCCCACAAAAAAGTTTAACTTACCATGATTATCATAAGATGGAATTATAATTTTATCTTGATACTCACCACTATCGCAATATCCAATATTGTATTTAACAATATCTTCAAGACGAATTTCTCTATTTAACAAGTAGTTTAAAGCGTGTTTTCTTTTAAATGAATTGGAGGGTTCGTATAGTGGTTTAAACTCTTTTGGAAGTTCTACTCGTTCTACAATTTCGGTAGTTTCATACTCACTTGCGTATCGGTTAACCTTATTAAAGATAGAATTATACTCATCCCAAGTTGATTTGGATACATGAAGTTTTTTGAAAAGTGACTTAATAGTCTTACCCTTTTCATCAGAAATCCAACAATGCCACGGGTTGTCTCCTTTAGAATTAATTCGTATATTAATCTCTAATTTTGGTTTGTAGTGGTCTACAAATGGAGAATAGAACGCATAATTATCACCAGAGGTTTTCTTTGATTTTCCCAATACAGACTCTAATAGTGTGAGTAGTCTATCTTCCATAACTACTAATATACGAAATTATTTTGAGAAATCAAAAAAATCTTGTTTAGGTTTTTCATCCAACCACGTTTTGGGGATTTCTTTTGCAGCCCATACGAACCCATTCTTGTCACACCATTGAGCATACGTGGTCTTTGACCCTTTGTAAATTTTACCATTTGGGGATTGAAGTATAAATCGTAAATCTATTTCAGGATGTTGTTCTTTAATTAACAAATGCTTTTTTCTATCCTCGGCTAAAAACCAACCTTTTGATTCTATATAGATTCCATTTGGTAATTTAAAGTCAGGCTTATAAGTGTGGTGTGACGCTGGGATGGTGTATGAAATTTCATGTTTTTCATATTCGCCATCTATTCCTTGAATTTTTAATTGTTCGTTAATTTTAGTTTCAAGACCAGACTTATGTCCTTTTGACTTTTGGATATGACTCCAATTTCCGTTTGCCATAACTTGTATTTAATCTATATCAAATTTTACATTAATAGTTACATCAACATCTTGTCGTTTTTTTAATGGAGACCCAAGTTTAGCAACAGCAAGCAAGTCGCCAGTATCATTGTATAATCCAATTTGAGTAATGTATGGTCTAAAGTCAGAGCCAGTTACTATGGACTTTAGTCTTGGGTCAAATTCATTTGATGACAATCTTAAAGATGCGTTTTGTGAAACATTAAATTCATCCCTATTTAATTCACATAAAATAGAAACTTCTTCAATTGTTTTTGTAGCTTTGTAATTTAATTGAAATGGCTTATTTGAATAATTCCAATTACCATTTCCTAAAAATATATTTTGATATCTTGGCCGTGGGTCTGAAACAAATATCATACCTTGTTTGTAAAAAACATATCCCACTTCTTTTCGTTGAATAGCAGAACCACTTGTTGAATTATCTGCAAGAGATGATATTATATTATTAGACAACTCACCTCTGTAAATTCTAAGTTGTGAAATAGAACCAGAAAACCCAAATCCGTTTGAAGATACCATATCACTTCCGGCGATAATGTCTCTATCGTTATTAACGGCTCCACTAAAAGTATATGACCCACTCACATTTTTAACACCATCAATGTATAATGATAATTCATTGTTTGACTTATTTACAACATAGTGGTGAAATAAACCATCATTGACTGACATTGATGATGATATGTTAAGAGTAGAGATACCATCAGATGCTTTAACAAAAATATGACCTGCGTTTGTTGGGTGTAACTCTGTATTAAAAGAAATGTCAAATGGATATTGTGGTGAATTATTAGTTCGAACTCTTTCAACCATATTGATGTCAGAGTAAGTTTCTATACTTTTCTTTTGAAAAAGAGTTTGCGTTTCAACTCCGGCTAAAGATTGAGATGGTGGAATATTTGCCCAAAAAGAAACTGACCAGTTATCTACCTTATTAAGTATATTAAAATGACCTCTATGTTTAATTTGAACATTATTGTTTTTATTAAAATTATAAAATTTACCAATACCCAAACTTACATTTGAAGTTATACCACTACGTTCCCCTAAAGTAAAATTTTCAGCAGAATAAAAAGACCTATCTACAACACTACCATCAAAGTCGAGATAAAGTAATACATCTCCACTATTCATATAGGTTGAACTTGTAAGTTCATTTGCTACTAAAAGTCCATAATCATCATCTATTTTTAAATCCGATAATGAAATTAGGGTTAATGGGTAATTACTATTGTCTAAAACACTAACTGAACCTGGCTTAATACCATCTCCAAATTTATTTTGAGGTATAGATACTACCGATGCGGTTTCGTATAATCTAATATCACTTCTTCTTTTAAAGAATGTAGAGTTAATTGAATTCCAAACAATTGTTTGAGGAATGTTATTTAACTCATTAGTTAACGCGCCAGACCCAGTAATAATTAAGGGGTCCACTACAATTTGATTGTTAGCGGATGTTGATACTTGCGTTAAAATCCCATTGTCAGATACACCACGAAGAATGGATATTTCAAACGATGATGAATAATTAACATCAGTTACCTCATATCGTTTATGAGCTTTAAAGGGTCGCTGTTGAATGCCCCCATTGAATATTCGTTTGAATACAATTCCCATTTGGTATCATCTTTAGAAATCTAATTTAACCTTAATTAAAATTTCATTCGAAAATGATTTTAATAAAGGTTTAGACAACTTAGCAATTGCTAAAAGTTCGTTGTTGTTATTATAGAGACCTACTGATGTAATATAACTTTTAGAATCGCCAATAAAAGTTTGTTGCCTTAATTGACCGGTTGAACCAGTAACGTATGATGGGTTGTTTGAAAAATTATATTCTGCATTTTTTGCTCTTATAAAGAAAAATGTAGATTTAACTTCTTCTTCACTTCTGGCTTGAAATCCATTTGCAACATTCGCTGCAGCAGCTCCACTAATTGCAAGAAATAATCTTCTATGATTTTGAGCATCAACATTTGAAGTTCTATCTGTCGCTAATGAAGCGGATGCGTCAAGAGCAACACCACCCAATACAATACATCCGAATTGTGGGAACACCGCGCCAAATACAGTACTTGAAGCATTTACTCCGCTCAATAATGAGCCAGAAACTACATTGTAAGAAGTTAATGTAGAATCTCCCAATTGGTTAACATCGCCACTATCATCAATTAATCGTAGGGTTTGACCATTTGATCCTGATAATACTAATTCCCAATTTCCTGGATCTAATTTATCTCTTAAACGAGACCGATTGATAGAAATTACATAAATATCATTTTGAGCTACTCCACCAAAACTAAAAACTCTTTGACTTGCTGGTAAAAGAATTTGTTGAAATTGTGAATAGATAGCACTTGATGGTGAATCTTCGTTTGTTCCTAAAGAACCACTACCAAGATTATGACCATATGCAACAGAAAATTGCGGTTGGTTTGTAGAAACTTGCGGGTCACCATTGTAAATTTCATAGTAGTATTGTTTTTGAGTAGATGATTGATATGATGATGTAAAGAACGTAGATAATTCACCAACATTACCACTCCATAAACCACGCGTAATTCTTTGAGAATCGCCTTCAACTACATCTTCAATAGTAAATGCGGTAAAAACTTTACCACTTCCGTAATCATATGCTCCGGCCGGAATTATCGGAGTCGCATCTCGTAAAATGTCGCTTGCTACAACATCCGATATATTTAAAGTTCCAGCTGAAATTGCAGCTGATGCATTCCCAAGAGCATTCGTTCCATTCAATATTTCATCTTCCATTCTTATTCCTTTTATGCGTTACTTACGTTGCCTGCAATAGTAATATCACTTACAGGATTTACTATAATATTAATTTCAGTTCTACCACCAGTTTCATTACCAATGATAATAAGACGAGTAGAAAGAGATGCTCTTCCGGATAAAAATGCAGTAGACCTAAATGTAAATTGATTTTTACCAACAACCGTCATAGATTGATTTGAATTATATGTGCTTACACTTACAATTGGTGAAACATTTCCAGGAACACCAGGATTGCCTGTAATTGAACCCGCGTCTTTGTTTAACAAAATAGCAGTATAACCTAAATCTGCATTACCACCATTAATTGTATTTACCGAAATTACTGAAGTTATTTGACCTTCGTTAATTGTAACAGAAGATGGTGATGCTGTAATAAACGGCAACCTTGTAGTCGTTTTTGGTAAAGACAACAATTTGTATTTCATTGAAAAGTTTTCATCCGTAATTGCCTCAATTACTGGCATATTTTCAATAATAATACCATAATAGTCAGAACCCAATGGGTGAGCTGGATTCCATAGTTCGTAATCAACCTCATCATCCGCAAGTGCGAATTGAGTGATTTGAAACTTATCACGACCTTGTGCTAGCAGTTCTCTTCCTTTTTTAGTAAGAATGGCGTCTACTGTTACCGATGAATTATCTAAAAATCCCATAGTGTTTTCCTCATTTGTGTATATAAATATGGTTTTTAAACTTTTTATAGTTAATTATTGTCTTTTAATAATTTATTTATTAAATTTCGAGCTTTGTCTTGTATTAATGGTAGTTTTGGACTACTGTTTAATGGTATAAAGTTCAAAGGTTTTAAAGCGTCACTTTCTAAACTAACATTTGATTTTTGAATTACAGCTTGTCTTGTAGTGTTACCAATTAAAACATCAGATGGGGTAACTCTTACAGGCGAAGTTCCTATTGGAATTTCAGTAGCAACACCCCCATCGGATATTGT